GCTGACGGCCCTTCAACCATTCACGATAGAACCAGTTGCGGCCGACGGGCGTGCTGATGAGAATGGCGCGTCCACCGCGATCGGCAAGCGTCGGCTGAATCACATCCGTCCACGATTCCTCGGAGACGCGTGACGCCTCGTCGATGATGACGAGGTCGAACGACATGCCGCGCATCGCGTCGGGATTGTCGGCGGAATACACGAACAGCGATCCGCCAGACGGGAATACGATTTCGCGCTCACTCCTGCGCACGGTGAGCTTGTGTGCCACTGGCGCTACGGCCCGCTCCGCAGCGCGCCACAGTGGACGGCTGTTGCGATACGTCGGCGCGATCCACGCGACAGTAGCGCCGAGGTCTGCACAGGAGAGGGCGTAGGACGTCGCCATGAATGACTTACCCCACCGTCTCCCCATCGCCACGATTTTGAACCTCGCCGGGTTCCCGATAATGTTCAGCTGATCGGGCCGCAAGGGAGGCAACAGCGGCTTCGTGGTTGAAGACTGTAGGTTTGATTTCGATTGCCTGCCCATCTCGTCCGCTGATCTCCTGTTGCACGCGCTCCACGTATCCGCGCGACTTGCCGAGCGTCTTCAAGGTGAAGCACACGGCCCACGCCTCGCCGTTGATCACCGCGCGGCTGAGCGCGCTCTCGGCATGGTCTACTCGCTCCTCCCGTGCACTGTTGAGAATCACCTTCAGCGCCGGGGTCTTGGTAATCGTTCGGCTGAGATATTCACGCGAGACACCGAGGCGTCTCGCAGACAGCGCGACGTTGCCGAACGTCTCCATCAGCGCCGCCTCAATCATCTTTCGCGTAAGCCTAGCCATTTTTTACTCCGTGACCTCTGTGACCAGCACAGGCGTCTTGCCTGTCGCTGTCGCCCACCGCTCCAGCGCCACCGCCACGTATTCCGGAGCGATCTCCATCGCGCGGCATTTGCGGTTTAGCTGTTCGCAGGCCATCAGCGTCGTGCCGCTGCCGCTGAATGGTTCGGCGATGTAATCAGATTCGTTTGACATCGCTTCAATGTACGCCTTCGGGAATTCAACTGGGAACATGGCTGGGTGATACGCGTCAACATTCCGCGCCAGCTGAGGTGGGCATCGAATTACTGTTCCGAGTTCTCTCATCGGCCTAGTTTTTATTGGCTGCTTCTTCGTGAGTCCCCCATCAGACTGTCTATCGTGTACATGATCGCTCACGTATCCTGCCGTTTTGTTTGGCACAGTTGGCACGAGATTTTTGGATTGCGCGCCAAATACGAACACAAACTCGTGCTCAATCGGGAACATAGCAGTAAGCTTCCCAACTGCGCCGTTCTGGCCTTGATCCCATACATTCCAGCTCAGCAGTTTGTATCCGCATTGCTTTGCCGCAGAAATGTATTCTTGCCAGTACTCAACGATCTCATTGTCCGCACGCTTGATTCCGAGATTGACGGCTTGATACATGACATGCGAGCTGAAAGCTGAGATGAATTGAGACAGCTTCGTCTCGGCCATGTTTCCGCCCTTGTAATCGCGCATATCTGCGTATGGCGGAGACGTGAAAAGCAACTCCGCCCGCTCACCATCCATCAACCGAGCTACATCATCGGCGCTCGTGCTGTCTCCGCACATCAGCCGATGCTCCCCCAGCTGCCAGATTTGGCCGCGCGCCGTTCCCCACTTCGCCGCAAGCTCAGCGCCTTTGTCGATCTGCGGTTCGGCGTCTTCGAGCGATCCTCCGATCTCCGCGCCGTAGTCAAGGCCGTTCGCTTTTGCGAGGTCTGCCAGCATTCCCTGCACGGCTTCGCTGGTGGTGCTCACGTCGCGCAGGAGAGCGTCCAGATTCGCCTTGTCTGCCGTAGCCATCGCTGCCACAGGATCGAGCGTGAGCAGGATTTTCTGTTCCTCTTCCTCCGAAAGCTCGACCTCAACGAACGGCACAGGCGTTTCGTCTCCCAGCTTCAAGGCTTCTTCAATGCGTGCGTGCCCGTCCAGCACATGACCCGTCGTCCTGTTCACGATGACGGACTGCACCCAGCCGACGTCACCGAGGATCCCCGTGAGCGCGTCACGCTGCGCCTTCGGATGGATGCGCCAGTTCAACGGGTTGGCCATGAACGAAATCGCAGGCTGTTCGCCGTGTCCGACAATGCGGTTACGCCACGGTTCGCGCTTGCTCACGATCGTCGCCCCTTCCAGAAGTCCTCGAGCACTCCTGCGAATCGGCGCACGTCGTATCCCTGCCAGTTCGGGTGATATCCGAATTGGAAGATGCACGCGCCGTTGAGCACGACGGGACGATTGCGCCGGTAGTCGAGCCACCAGCTGCACCACTTCGCAAATTGGTCGTCGTTGTATCCCGCCCAAGCAAAGCCGCCAGAGCCGGCTTCTACGCCCGTCTCGCCGCAGAAGTGAACTACGGCCCTGCTTGCCCCGCACTGCGTCCAAAACGATGCATCGCGTCCCTCATACCATTCAGGCGCGATGATTTCGGCCTGCGCAGGAGGAGCGTCGGCGAATCGCTTCCCCTTCGTGTAGAGGTGCCATCCGATGCGGACGCGGCCGGCGTTCTGCTGTGCGAAGGCGTAGTAAGTTTCTTTGAACGTCTGCACGATCGCGGGATTCGTGATGTCAGGCGTGCCGTGCGAGAACTCGCCGATGACGAGCTTGCGAGACGGGTTCTTCGCCCACATCGCGTTACAGAAAGCGCGTTCGTATTCGAATCGGCGGCGAAGTTCGTCGGGCGTGCCGTAGCAAATCCAGTCGCACTCGTTCGCGCATGTCGTCCACATGTTGGACGGGATGTTGGCGAGGCCGGCTCCCGCGTGATCGGCGAGCCACGACGGGTCGGGAGCATTCTGAAACCAGAAGCGCGCGGCGATGATGGCATCGGGATACTGACGAGCGGCCGATGCTGCTCCCATGAGGTTGTCCATGAACAGCACGCTGCGGCATCCGCGCGCGAGAGCGTCCATCCCCGCGTCCCCGTCGTTGAGACAACTGACGCCGAGGAGATACTTTGCGTGCTGCCAGTCCTGCACAGGCGCGGGCGGCTGCGGCTGTGGAGGCGTCGGCGTGTTCACGAATCGCCAGCCGTCGCCGCGTACCCAGCCGTCCCCCACGACGACAGAGCCGGCCGTGACGCTGACCTTGCCCCACGTGTAGCGTTCGGCCGTCGTGGTGCCCAGCACATCGAACAGCTGGCCGGGCTGAAGCCAATAACCGGTCAGCGTGCCCGACGACGTGCTCGGCGCGGATCGGACACGGAATCGTTCGGTCGCGGTGATGAGAGCCTTTCCGGAGGTTTGAGTCATAGAAGTTTTCAGACGGACTCGATTCGGGATGGTGGACGACCATCGGCGCGCGGCTTGTTCCGCTGCGTCAAGCACGGCCTTCGTCGTGACGATGTTTGCCCCGCGATCGCCGCGATAGAGCGGATCGTGGTAGACGGTGTCGGAGAGGCGAACGATCCAATGCGCGAAATCGCCGTTCACCTGGTATTTGCGCGGCAGCATCTTGTAATCAACAAGGCTGATGCAGGGGAACGGCGCCGCCGTGTCCGCGACGATGTTGATGCCGAGATACTCGCCCATGCGCACCAGGTCGCGCGCCGTGGTGCCGTCTTGTGCCACGTCGAAGCGCTTCGACAGGTCGGTCACGGTTGCGGCCGTTGCCAGCGCCGGGTTGACGCTGCCAGTGAGCATCGCCACGCATGCCGGTCCACAGTCGTTTCCTCGCGGCGCGTTGTCCAGCTGGTTGACGTAGGGGATATCCATATCAGCACTCAACAGATCGCTTGCCACTGGCAAGAAATCCTTTCTGTGTAGACTCGAACTTCGAAGGCTCTTGAATCTGAGTGATGATTTCCCACCATTCGCAAGGTCCGATTGCGAGTCCACACGGCTTAACCCCGATGTGCTTGAAATCCTGCGTGAAGCCGCTATAGCACACTGCGACATGATCTGGCAGAGAATCTTCGTCGCACCCCTCACAGGTCAACTCGATAATTTTGATTTTCAATTCATCGCTGCGCTGCCAGTATTCTTTATCTGTTAGCGCATAAGTGGCATTCTTGCCGCAATAAAGATGCATTCTGCGTTGATGGGCAAGCCCTATAGATGCATACAGCCTACGAGGGCGAATGATGCTATTTGGGAATTTCAATGCATAAAGCTTCATCAGGTATCATTCATTCGGTTCGAAAACTGACCGTATGGCATGCGCCGCGAAAGCGGCTAGGACCTACCGCCCCATCGTGGGCGGATCAATCCTCCCCGCGCATGCGATCTATCTCGCGCGCGAGGCTGTCTAGCTGGGTTGAGATTCGCAGGATCGTCTGCGACATTTCGTCCAGCTTCGCCAGCACTTTTTCCTCTCTGCGCATCAGCCGCTCTTCTCTTTCCGCTGACGTCTTCAGCGTCCAGATGAGCAGCGCCGCGAACATCGCAGGCATGCCGCCGTTCGTGAGCAACGTCAGCATCTGCGTTTCACCCATTGCTATCGGCTCCCTTGTTGATTCCGTGCGCGACCTGCTGCACGAGGATCGACGCCGCAGCAATGAGCATTTGGGCGTACGGCTCAATGCGCGCCGTGACGTCGGGCTGAGCGATGAGATAGTCTCGCGCGGCGATCGACAGCGCGCCGACGGCAACGGCGATTGACATTGCGACCAGCTGTTTCCCGTTCGGAGTCAACCGCTGGAAGCCGCTCAATCGCTCCAGCACGAACGCGGACACGGCCGACACGCCAGCGCCTGCGAGCCAAGCAAATAATTCAATCACCGACATATTCCCTCCCCCAGAATCCCGGCGCCGTTGCCGACGCCGGGTGCCCTCGACAGGATACGTACCCCGAGTCCGGGCCGTTTACAAAGCGACGCGTTTTGAGCGCGCCAGCTACGCGTAGTATATCCTCCGATGATTGCCGCCGTACAATGCGCGCGCATGCACCATACAGACATCATTGGGAAGCGCGTCAACGTCTTGGACAAGGGATACATCGAACTGCTCGACTTCATGCCGCATCCGGCGTCGGGCGTCAGCGGCGATTTGGCGATCGTCAACGCCGCGCGTGTGTCGTTCATGGGCGAGAGCAAGGGCGACGAGAAGGACAAGAAGCTTCTCTTCTACCTGCTGCGCCATCGGCATACCAGCCCGTTCGAACAGGTCGAATTCAAGTTCCGCGTGCGTGCGCCTCTCGTGACGTGGTGGCAGTGGGTGCGTCATCGCATGTTCAACATGAACGCGCAAAGCGGCAGATATACGGAGTTTGAGGAGAACGACTTCTACGTGCCGGATGTCTGGCGCAGGCAGTCGCCGTCAAACAAGCAGGCCAGCCTGGGGGAGGTGTCAGCCGACGACGGGCAGGCGCTCACCACGGCGCTGCTGGACCACTACGCACGCGGGTATGCGCTGTATGAGGACGCGATCGGCAAGGGCGTAGCGCGTGAGCTGGCGCGCGCCTTCCTGCCGGGCTTCTCGGTGTATTACACATGGGTCGTGAAGGCCGACGCGCACAACCTCATGCACTTCCTGAAGCTGCGCATGGCCGAGGAAGCGCAGCACGAGATTCGCGTGTATGCGGAGGCGATCTGCCGCGAGTTCTTCACGCCGCTCTTGCCGTGGACGGCCGAGGCGTTTGAGCAGTTCGTCATGACACGATCCTCCACCGTGTGATTCTCCCCGTTTTGCGCGACGTGACGAGGCCGCGTTTCTCCATTTCGCGCAAAGCT